GGGGTCACTCATTGCTGGAGAAAGAAAGATATGGGACTACATGGTCTGGAGGAGTCATTTCAAAGGAGGGCGGAAGAGGAAAGAAGGATGTCCTTCATTATACATAAGGAATGTGCGAAATGAAGGGTGGAAAAAAGAGGTCATTGGAGTCTCCACACCTTATCCTTTTCATTACATAACAGAGGATTCGCTGGAAACTGATAGACCTGATTCATATGTAGAAGTTGTGGTTGGTGATGATGTAGTCGGGGACCCTCGGCGGATGATGATGATTAGCGGATCCTCGTTACCGTATCTGGGAAGTGTGACTAAGGAGAAGCTTCATAGTACCGCATCTAAAGCAGCATATGGAACGGAGCCATTGATAACTAGGCCGATCAGGCTATTGAGGGCAATCGGATGGTTTATCGATGAAGAGTCAAATTGGGCGGCTTCTTTAACTAATTTGTTAGAGGCAGTGACTGATTTGGACCCACTGGATATAATATCGGTACCCGATCATGTAAAGGGGTCTATGATGCATCGATATGTAGACATGGCTTTGAAGCATGGATCGCTGTGGATGCCGTCATATGGACCTCCTTCTCATCTGTCCATTTCAACAAATATGTTCGCCAAATATGCAAAAGGCTCCAAGAACGTGACTGTTCATTTCCAGGCTCTGCTCGGGTTGATTCAATTTTCAGCGATGAATCAGAATTTCGGTCAGTATCCGAAGAAGCTAATCCATTACTTCAGAGGGTGCAAAGATTGTATTATCCCTGTTGAAGAGCCCAAGGAGGATCTCAAAGAAGCACTAACATCCCTAGAGATTCCAAGCAATCCAGAAAACCCATATCTGTACATTAAGAAAGACGATATTGCATTGGTCCACAGACAAGAGCTTGAAAACTACACCTCGATTCCTCAGGTCCCGAGTGACTGGCTTGCCAACAAGCCTGCTCTGGCCAGGAGATTCCTCACTGAAGTATTGGCTGTTAAGGCGGCAACTGCAATTCTATCATCTACATCTAAAGGAGACTTGATCTTTGATATAGCCGGGCTTAGTAGAACCATGTTCCTCAAAGTTGACATTCTTGACCTATTTAAGACTACTGCTAAGATGTTGTGGATAGGAGCTTCAACAGGAAAGAGAATCAAAGCAGACAGAATATATCCTTCTTGGAGTTATATGAAGATCTCTATCATACGAAGAATCTGGGAGTCACCTATCTCTTCGTTTGCAGTATTATCTGGCGTATATCTGTGGAAGGAGAATCTGGATTATATGAGAGAGATGTCTTGGGCACAAATGCCGGAAACATACCCTGTTACGCCCACTTCTATCGGATTAGCAGCAAAGAATACTCTGATTAGAGTCGTGAAGATGTGCAAAGACATCGCTTTTCCATCCTCCATGATGGTTTCTCCACTGGTTAAAGTAGATCCGAATCTGTTACTGAAGGGTCATCTTCTGTTCTCGCGTG